CTCACGGAACCAGTCGACCTTCTGGTAGGCCAGGACGACCGCGGCGATGAGGGCCACGATCGCGATGACCACGAGCGTCACGGGGTTGAGGGCCATGACGATGTTGAACGCGGTCTGGATCGCGGTCCACACCTTCGTCGCGGCCGAGATCGTGCCGACGACGCCGTTGTAGATCACCATGGCCGCCGAGGCGAGAGACATGGCGAGCTGCATGCCCTTGACGACGAGCACGAGCCCACCGAGGACGGCCGCGACGCCGATGACGATGGACTGGTGCTCGCCCATCCACTTCGTGAGGTCCTGGATCGCAGGGGCGAGCTTCTCGGCGACCCACGTGAACAGGTCGGCGAGGGCCGGGAGCAGCGTCTCGAGGAGCGCGGTCCCGATCGGGGTGAGGGCGGTGAGCATCTTGCCCAGGGGCGGGAGCAGCCCACCGATGCCGGTCATGAGGGCGCTCACGAACGCCGTGAACGTCCCGGTGTCGAGGTTGTTGAAGAACCCCGCGAGGCCGTCGACGATGGGCGAGAGGCCCTGCACGAACGCTTCGAGGACGGGCAGGCCCTTCTCGAACGTCGTGAGCAGCATGGGGCCGAGCTTGTCGGCGAGAGGGCCGAGTAGGTCGAACATGCGACCGAGGGCCGGGGCCGCGAGCTGGAACACCTTTTCGAGGTACGGGGCGAGCTTGTCGAACGCGGCCTGGATCTTCGCCGCACCGGCCACGAGCACGGGCTCGAGCGGCTTGGCGATCTCCTTCATCTTGGCCGTGACGTGCTCGGACAGGCCGGAGAACGCCGTCTTGACCTGCTCGGACTGCGCGGCCGCGAGGATGCCCAGGCCGATGAGCGCGGCGGGGATCGCGGCGAGAGCCAGGGCGCCGATCGCGCCGGCGCCCACAGCGGCGATGCCGACACCGGCCACCGCGATCGCGGCGACCCTCATGGACGAGGTGATGCCCTGCGCGGTGCGGTCGAGGCCGCCGAGGGACTCGTTGGCCTTCTTGAGCGACTTCGACAGGCCCCGGGTGTTGCCGAGGACCCGCACGACGATGGTGCTGTTGCCGGCCACTGGTCACCCCTTCTGGTTCTTGTTGGCCTGTCGGACGAATGCGTTGATCTCGTACTGCGTCAGCTGCTCGTACTCGGACGGTGAGACCCCCGTGGCGAGGCAGAACTCGGCCTTGGCCTGTGCCTGCTCACGGGCGATCTCAGCCGGGTCCTCATACGGGTGTCTCAGGCGGCTTTTCCCTCGGCGTCCACGTCGTCGTCGACGTCGGCGAGACCGAGCTCCTCGGTGATCTGCGTGAGCGTGTGGGTCTCCATGTACGCCTTGAACGAGAGCGTCAGGTCGCTCCGCTTCGCGTAGACCCAGCCCAGGGCGCCGAGGAGGTCGACCTTGGGGAAGTTCGGGTCCTCGAGCGTCGCCACGGACAGGCCCGCGGTGCGCTCGGCGATGGACATTTCAGCGGCGGTGAGCTGGTCGATGATGTGACTGGACTGTTCTGCCATGGCGCGGTTCCTTGTTCTCTCAGGTGAGTCCGACGTTTCGGGCGATCCGCTCCACCTCGGAGCGGACCTCACGCTCGGCCGTGTCGGCGTTCTGCTCGAGCGCGATGTTGAGGAAGTGCTTGGCGGCGATGTTGTGGTAGCCGCCGTAGTTCTGGACCCCGGCATACGGGACCTTCTTCGACCCGGCCCGCACGGTCGCGGAGCTCTTGGTCTTGCCCTGCCGGACGCTCTTGACGAGCGCGCCGGACAGGGTCGGGGTGAGAGGGACCGCGTCATGCTTGACGGCGGCGCCGATGCGGTCCCACGCCGCGGACAGGTCACGGGTCTTGAGCCCCATGGCCTTGAACGCGGCGGCGACCTCGCGGTCCCCCTCCACCCGGACGAGCAGCATGGTCAGACGGTCTTGCGGACCGGCTCGCCGACGACGTCGAGGCGGCAGTCGAACGTGAACACCGACCCGGCCTCACCACCGACGGGCGGCTTCGACACGACGGTCGCGGTGCCCGTGAAGTGCGGCTGCGACGCGCTGGCGGCGCTGTTGCCGTAGGGCTTGAACACGAACGGCACGTCGCTGCCCGCGTTGTCCCACAGGAGCGACCAGAACGAGGTCGCGGAGTAGTCGGAGGTGGCGGTGATCTCGAAGAACCACTGCACGGCCGCGCCGTTGGCGAGGTCGGCGAACGTGGTCGCGTCGGAGTCGGCCTCCTCGTTCTGGAGGACGACGGACTGCGCCTCCACGTTGATCTCCTGCGCGTCGAACGTCAGCGACAGGTCCTTGCCCTTGAACTTCGCCACGATGGGCCTCTACTTTCTGTCAGCCCATACGGGCGGTGAGAACGATGGACAGGACGACACCCAGGTAGGTGCTCCCGTTGAGCTGGACCTGACCGGGCTGCGAGACCTCGGTCAGGTCGAAGTCGGTGTCGTCGAGCGCGTCGATGACCGTGAGCACGGTCGCGTCGATCCACTCGGCGGTCGCCTTGTTGGTCCCCTTGCCTGCGATGAGCAGCACGGAGAGGTTGATCTGGTAGTGGCCGAACGGCACGGAGCCGGCCGGGGTCGAGACGTACGGCTCGCCCGGGACGACGACCGCGAGAGGCGGTGAGACCGTCTCGGCGACGTACTCCGCGGCCTTGAGCCCGGCGGCCGCGAGAGCCTCGACGACCTCGGTGCGGGCACCGGTGAGGGTCACCATGGCGACACCCACCGGCCGAGGATCTTGTACGCGGCCTGCATGGGGTCACGGGCGATCCGCACCGCGGCGCCCTGGTCCCCGCCGAAGTTCTCGAACTGCGCGTTCATGACGCCGTTGGGCGCGTTGCGGCGATTCCAGAGATCGGCGGCGACCTCGAGCTCGGCACGGTCGACGATGACCGCCGGCGCGTCAGACGCGACGTACTGCTCGGTCACGGTGACCCCGTCGTATGCCGGGTTCGCCTTGCGGTTGTACCGCTCGACGAGAGCCTGCGCCTCGGCGAGGCAGTCGGCGATCATGTCGCCCTGCTCGCCCTCAGACGCGCCCACGTAGGACGCGAGCTTGCTTGTGGTCGCACTCATTCCGACTGCCTCCCCTCGGTGCTCTCAGTGGCTCTCAGGTCACGCCTCGGGCGTGACCGTGACCTTCACGACGCCGCCCTGGTCGTTGGCGGTCGTGGCGAGGTAGCCGTAGAGGGAGAAGTCCTTGGTCAGGTTGACGATGGACTCGTCCTGCAGGCGGAACGGGGCGCCACCGGACTCGAGGGTCGTGAACGCCTCCGAGCTGGCGACACGGAGCGTGCCGAGCGCGGCCTTGGGGTCGACGACGACGGGCAGGCCACCGACGTTGGCGCTGGCGCGCACGAGGTTGGCGGCGCCGACCGTGTTGACCGAGCCCTCGCGCAGGGCGAAGATCGGGCGGTCCGAGCTGTCGGTGAGACCGGCGATCGCCTTGAACACGTCGCGGGACGCGTAGACGAAGTCGGCCTCGAGACCGAGCGAGGTGTCCTCGATCGCGGCCGCGGCGTCGATGACGAGGTTGATCCAGTCCTTGGCCTTGGCGACCGAGAGCTTGGGGAAGCTCTGCGCGATGCCGGTCATGGCGAGGAACGCCGTGCGGCCGGCCGTCTCGGTGCTCTTGGCGTACTGCAGCGCCTGGTAGCGCAGCACCGCGTCGAGGTAGGCGAGGTCGGACCGCTCGATGCTCTGGCGGGACAGGCTCGAGTAGCCACCGTAGGTGGCGACGGGCGAGGTGCCCGTGTCGAGCGCGATCTCCATGTAGGCCAGGGCGTCGCCCTCGGCGTTCTGCTTGGCGACGGAGCCCGTGGTCGTCTTGACGAACGGGTACTCGACGGAGTTGCCCGTGGCGGGCAGCGGAGCGGTGCTGAACAGGTTGATGACCCGTCGCTTCTCCTGCACGAGCTTGAGCGGCTTGGAGATCCAGCCGGGGCGCGTCGCGTCGGCCTCGACCGAGGTGCCGAAGTCACGCAGCTCGGTGCGCGCCTTCTCGTCGTTGCTCGCGAGAGCCTTGAGCATCTGGCCGCCGGAGCGGAACTGCGGAGCCATGGCGGCCTGCATGCCGGCGCCCTGCTCGGTGATGACGGCGAGCTTGCGCTCGAGGTCGGACAGCTGGTCGCGCAGCTCGGCGACCTCGGTGTTGTCGGTCGTCTCCACGACGTCCTGCCTTTCCATTGCTTCGGGTGTGGTGGCCGAGCGAACCTCGGACACGGTTGCGCCGTCGTAGGCCGGGAACGGCACGACGGAAACTTCCTTGAGCACCGCGCGGGTGTGGACGAGCACGTCCTCGTCCTCGACGCGGTAGTCGACCGGCTCGAAGCCGATCGAGAACTTGGTCAGCACCCCGTCACGGAGCAGCTGGTGGACCTCGCGGCCCTTGACCGTGTCGCTGATGAGCGCACGGATCTCGAGGCCCTCGTCGGTCGCACGGGCCTCGACGACGCGGCCGATGGGCATGCCGCCGGCGCGGTGGTCGTGGCCGTAGAACAGGGCGACGTCGCCCTCGATGACGACGGCGCCACGCTCGAACCGCTCACGGGCGTAGCCCAGGTCGATGACCTCGCCCCACGGGACGGCGATGCCGACGACCTCCATGGGCGTCTCAGTGGCACGGAGAGCGACCTCGCGGACCTGCAGGCCCTCGGTCACGGCTGTCAGGGTGGTCACGCGGCCTCCACGGTTGCGTCAGACGGATCCTTAGCGCCCGGGACCGCGGGAGCGGCCGCCGGATCGGGTGCGGGGACGGGCTCGGGCGCGGGCAGCGCCTTGAGGCCGTCAGCGGCGCGGATCTCGTCGAGGGTGCGGGCCCCGGAGTCGAGCTGGATCTTGCGGACGTCCCACAGGACCTTGGAGTCCATGCGGAGCAGTCCCTCCTCGATGAACTGGACCTTCTGGCCGCGCGGGAGCAGGTCAGACAGGGCGTTCTCGATCTCGGTCATGTAGCGCGCGAGGGTCGTCTGCAGGAACACGAGGTTCGCCTGCTCGAGGTTGAGGTAGGTGTTGCTCGTGCCGTTCTGCTCGGCGAGCATGTGCATCGCCGGGACACCGAACAGCCGCGCGATCGCGACGACCGAGGCGGCCTGGACTTCGAGGAACTGCGCCTCAGCGGGCTTGATGTGCACCGGGGCGTACTTGAGGCCCTGCGAGAGCACGGCCACGCCGTCGTTCTCGGCGAGGAACCGCTTCCACGCCTGCGCGAACTCCTTGGACTCCTCCGGGGAGAGCACCATGTCGGTCGTGAGCGAGCCTGTGGGCACACCGGCCGTGTCGAACCACGTGTCGGCGAACCGGCGCAGTCGCATCGCGGCCTGCAGCTCACCGCGGGCGGCCTGGATCGGACCGAGTCCCTCGG